ATTCTTAATAGGGCTACGGGAGAAACTTATACCAGCGAGGTGCACTGGTACGAGTGCCCGAACATTGGCAAAGTGAAGTTTAAAACCATCCCGCGCCCCGAGGTGAAGCAGGAAAATGGCAATAAAAGAAATGGCAAGGTATGAAGGGGCAGTTAAGCTAAAGGGTCGTTATGTCGGCGAAAGTGACAATTTGGGGTGTATAAACGGGAAGATATATGACATAGTGGCGATACAATCATGGTGGAAGCCCAAGGATAAATATGCCGTTATCGACGAAACCGGGGAGGCGTACATTTACCCCGTTGATCAATTTGAGATCATAGAAGAATAAAACCAGCCGACAGAATACGACCAAGAGCCGTCCGAATGGGCGGCTTTTTTCGTGGGAGGAGGACCAGGGGATGGAAAACACGTTTATCAAAACCGATGACAAGATGCGCTACACCCTGGGCGTGGTATACGCCCCGGATGAGGTCGACAGCCAGGGCGACTTTTCTACCGCAGACGAAATCGAAAAAGCCTGCCATGGCTTCATGCGGCATATTCAGGGCAAGAAGTCGCGGGTCAATAAGGGCAGCCTGGGGTATATGCATAAGGACTGGGACGATGGGATTGGGGATATAGTCGAGTGCTTTGTCGCCCCGGTCGACATGACCATCGGCGACGCTGAGATCCAAAAAGGGACTTGGCTCATGGGTGCCATTTGGAACGAAGAAATTTATAAAAAGATCGAGTCCGGAGATATCACCGGGTACAGCATGGGAGGCAGCGGCACCAGAGAGACCGTGGATGATGTCCCCGATGCCCCGTCCAAGTTTGCTGCCGGGCTCCAGGAAGCGTTGAGAAAATATAACCGCAACGTTAACCAGGATGGGGGACAACATGATTAGCAAGAGAGGAGGTGACAATGTGCCAAACAAGCTCAAGAACATGAATATCCGCGAGGTAAGCGGGGTGACCAAGGGAGCCAACCGCAAGCAATGGCTCATCGTCAAGTCGGATGATAAAAAGGAGGGTAGCATTGCTGATATAAGCAAGATAGCCATCGAGGCCCTGCAGATTGCCATCAAAAAAACGATGGAGGAGTACAACGAACCCGACGACGACGCTATCGCAAAAATGGAGGGCGGGATCAAGACGTGTTTTGACCAATTCGTCGACTTCATCAAAACGGCTACGACCGGAACCTTCAAGCAGAACATGGGGCGCAGAACTCTGCGGGAGACCCTATGGGGGGCAACCGATGCCTTGTTTGAATCCATCCAGGTGACCCTTAATGACCAAGACCTGGAGGATGGCAAAAAGGCGTCCCAGGTAGAAAGCAATCTGGATCAATTCACCACCTGGATGTTGGATCAACTGGACCTATACAACGAAGGCGAAGAGGTGACAAAGGCAGGAGCCGTGATCAGTGCCAGCCGACTGGAGCGACTCCGGGAGACACACAGCGCTCTCGGGCAGATCATTGCGGAGGCTGAAAAGGGAAAGGATGAACCCGACAAAGGGGGAGTCCAGAAAGGGGATGATATCGAAGTGAACGCAGAAGAGATCACCAAAATGGTAGAGGCCGCCATAGCACCCATAGTCGAGAGGTTAGAATCTCTGGAAAAACACGACGACCCCGGCACCGAGGATAAAGTGGAGGATAAGATGACCCAGGCGGTCACCGACGCCATCACCAAGGCCATGGAGCCAATTGCCCAGCGGCTGGAGGTAATAGAAAAGGCCAAGGGTATCAAGAAGTCCATCGACGGGCAGGGGGATCCCGAACCAGTTACCAAGTCATTCTGGGGCGGCCTGCTGTAAGCCAACCGCCAACCCGTATAACCAAACCACGAGAGGCAAGGGCCTCTTTTTGTTTGCCCAAAATTACGAGCATTGAAGGGAGAGGATACTTTTGAGAAACACCGACCTCATAAAGAAAATCGACACAGGGGATTTGAATGCTGGCGGCATTCTCCTGCCGGAGCAAAGCCAGAAGTTTTTCCAAATGACCTTTGACGCCACCCCATTCTCAAAGATGCACCGCAAGGAACAGCGGAGAGCCCGGACCGGCGAGATCGACAAGATTGCCATTGGCGGTCGCCTGCTGCGGAAAAAGACCGAGGACACCGATGACAACTACCGCGCGGGCGTGACCCACGGGAAGGTCGAGTACGCCACCATCCCGGTGCGCCTGCCTTGGGAAATCACCGAGGAGACCCTTCGCGAGAATATCGAGGGGGAAGGCTACGAAGACCTGGTCATGGGTATGATGACCACCCAGGTCGGCATCGACCTGGAGGACTTGCACTGGAATGGCGACTCCACTCTGGTGGCAGACCCGTTCCTGAGCGTTAACGACGGCTGGCTTAAGAAGATGGCTGACGGGAACACCCATGTGGTGGATTGCACAGCCGATACCAAGTTCAACAAGGGTACCTTTTTCAATATCCTCGGCGAGCTGCCCAACAAGTACCGTTCCGAGAAGCTGCGCTGGATGATGAGCCCCAACCGTGCGCTGAACTGGATCGAATACCTGACCGGCCGGGCGACCGGAGCTGGTGATGCCGCTCTGAGTGGCAGCGGCGCTTTGGCAGCGGCCCCGCTGGGCATCCCCATCGTTCCTATCCCCAGCTTTGGGGATGATAAAATCGTCCTGGGAGATCCCCAGAACTTCGTGGCCGTGTGGACCTATAACGTCCGTATCCGCAAGACCACCGAAGGCCGCGAGGCAGTCATGCAGGACAAGCGGTTCTATGTTGTTCATTTCGACGACGACCCTGTAATTCAGGAACTCGACGCCTGTGTCTTGGCCAACAACCTGACCGCTACCACCCTGACGGACTAAGCCTATGGCTATGGTTAGACTAATCAAGCTCCTGAGCTATCGGGGGTTTGGAATCAGGGCAACCCGGGAGAATCCGGAGGTCACAACCGACGATGAGACCGCGGCGACTTTGGTCGGGAGCGGGTACTTCGAGTACCTGACTCCCCCGGAACCACCCCCGGAGCCAGAGGTGAAAAAAACTCCGACCCGCCCTAAGCGGGCCAAAAGATAAAGGAGGCTGATAGCAAATGGAACAACAGAGAGGCTATAACCCCGGTGCACTTGGCGTATTCCAAGTGGCCAACGGCCGAATCAGATATGGGGCGGCCAACGGAGCGGCCAGCGCCGGAATCGTTAATGTCGCGGTAATTCCCGCCGGGGCAATCATTATGAACACCTTGGTGGAAGTGGAAGAGGCCTTTAACTGTGGGAGCCCTGTCCTCCAGATAGGCAAGAACGCCAGCGTGGATGACTTGGTGCCTTCCGCATCCATTACCGAGGAGACTCCTGCGTTTTACCAGAACGGTACCCCGGTCATTGCCCGGACTACCGAGGAAACCACCATCAAGGCCAAACTGAGTCGCACCGGAGCCGCGGGCACCACCGGCATTGCCAACGTCATGGTGTTTTACGTTCGGGTCCACGAGGCATAGTTAGAGAGGGGGTAACCCCGTGGGATATGTGGCACTGGCTACCCTGAAAGGCAGGGTAGCAACAAATTTAAGTGACTCCCATCTGGACGAAATAATAGCGACAGAGTCAGCAGCGATAACCCGGGCGCTGGGAGTGGAGCCAGGCAGTCCCATGATCGAAACATTCTATGGGGCGGGGCCAGTCCTTTTCCTAACATACGATCCCGACCCCGGATCCGTGGCCGTTGTCTCCATTGCGGACGGTGTCGAAGCGACAATCGACGACGATGCATATTCCGTAATGGGGACGGCCATAGTCCGGAATAGCGCTCTGGCTGTCCGCTCTCCGCTGGACCCACCCGTCAAATGGCCGCGAATCACCAGGGCAACCTACGCCATGGCTGACAGCCCTGGCGTCCTGGCCGTATGCCAGGGGGTGTGCATTGACCTCTGCCGGTTGGCCATCAATGAAATGGGAGTGGAACAGAGCGAATCGATCGGCGGTTACAGCCATAGCAGCAAAGATACCAACACGGAGCGCAGGCGGATATTGGCCAGGCTCGGAAGGGTAAAGGCCAGCAAGCCGGGTGTAGCCAGATGAGTTACCTCCAGCTATTGCAGCACGAGCTGAGCATCATCCATCGCCACAACGAGTCTGATGGCATGGGCGGATTCACTGACGGGACGGACCAAGAGCCGACCCTTGTCCGTGGGAGAGTAAGTCCCGCGTCGGTAACCACCCAGACAGCCTACCAGGCTCTGGGCGTCAAGATCACGCATACCGTCTACCTGGAGAGCGGCATCCCGGTGGAGGAGGGGAATCGCCTCCGTTTTGGAATCCGCTGTCTCTTGGTCAAGTACGTGAAAAACCCGGAGGAAGGAGACCACCATCTGGAGCTCCAATGCGAGGAGGTGCGCTGATGACCGTAAGATACGAGAGCTATCTCCCGACTTGCATCGTGGCCTTTGAGGCCGAGCTCGACCGCCGGGTGAGTCTGGCCTGCCAGCACATGGTCAACGAGACAAAAAAGACCCTGACCGGGCAGCGCACTGGCCGGATTTACCGGGTGGCGGGAACCAAGCAGAAATACACCGCGTCCCACCCGGGGGAGCCGCCGGCGGTACGTACCGGCCGACTGCGTAACGGAATCCGGTTTGTCATGGTATCCAGAGGGACGCAAGTCCAGGGCGTGATAGGAACCAGCCTGGACTACGCTCCTTTTTTGGAGTTCGGCACTCGCCGAATGCTCCCGCGGCGCTTTTTAGGACCGACGTTTGAGCGGGAGAGACTTAGGCTGCACTCGATTTTGAGGGGAGGAGGATAGGGTGATCGAAGATCTGCTCAAGGGATTATGGTCGTCCTTGGCTACGGATCCCACCCTGAAATCGAAACTAAGCACCTATACCCCGCCAGGCGGCACCGCGGTCCCTGCCATATTTCTGAACCTGGGTCCGCGCAACGCGGCAATGCCTTATATCGTCATGAGCGGGGATACCAACGTTGAGGAGACCCCGGCCACGGAGAGATATGCCTGCGCGGTGGATATCTTCGCCAAGTCGCCTAGCCCGGCCAGCGTGCTGGGGATAGGGCAACGCATCGAAGAGCTATGGGACTTCAAAACCCCGGCGATCAGCAAGGTAACCTTGCTGGGTATCATGCGCCAGAACAAGGCCCTGGTCCCCGATGATGAGGAGGATATTCAGCATCTGCATCTGACGTTTATCGTCCGGTACTGCCGGAACGATCTGTACGACTAACCGGAGGATTCGATGGAAAGCAAGTTGCAAGCGACGTCCGAGATATTTAACGAGGCGTACTATCGGGACAACTACAGAACATACGAATGGGACGCCTTGGCCCATGAGTTCAGGGCGACCGCAACGCTCATACGCGACACCTTTCTACCCAAAAAAGCGCTGGACGTCGGGTGCGCCACCGGGCACCTGGTCCGGGCGTTGCGCGAGCGCGAGGTGGAGGCATGGGGCCTGGATGCGTCCGGATGGGCCACGGGAGCCGCGGATGAGTCCGTGAGCCCCTACCTGACCCATGGCCTTATCCAGCAACTGCCGTTTAGGGCTAAGAGCTTTGATACGGTTATATGCTTTGACGTTCTGGAGCACATCCCGGAAGAGGACGCCGATCGGGCGTGTGCGGAACTCATGCGGGTAGCCAGCCGATATTTGATCCTCAACCTGATTACCCTGGAGTCCGCGGATTATACGGACCCGACCCATATCACCGTAAAGCCCAAGCAGTGGTGGATAGACAAACTCACCAAACTTGGCGGCACGGTCGTTCCCTACGAGCACTACGGAGCCCCGGTCTGGTGGTTCAACGTTCCGGAGCGCTCCATCGTCATCAAGTTATAAGATTTGGCAAGGGATAGGCCCCAGGCATGGGGCGACGCGCATTCACCCCCCTGCGCGTTCCCTTGCCATTTAATTTTGTGGGGGTTCGACAAAATAGGGGGGTATTGGAATGAAAATAGCTATATTGACCAGCGTGTTTTTCCAGAAAGTCGAGGAGATTCACGGAGAGGACCGGATTATCTTCGGCGGGGCGGAGCGGTACCTGGTGGAGCTGGTTAAGTTCCTGCAGGCGGATGGTCACGACGTGTCGGTCTATCAGTCCATGTCTGGCAAGGAAATGGTCACCAAGGAGTACCAGGGGGTCCGCATCGTCTGTCTGCCGGTGCAGGATACCTGGGATATGCACGTGGCACCCAACCTCAACGCCACGTTTTATGAGATGGGGCAGGGGGCGGATTTGCGGATATACTTTGCGTCATTTTTGGCCTGGCCCTATGTGAAGGGCCCGTGCATTTCAATCAACCATGGCGTGTTCTGGGATATGCCGGGACACCTCCCGCGGCTAACCTGGGGGGACCAGAAGGAAGAGTTCTTCCGTCGGCAGATTGAGGGGATGACAATGGTCGATGCCTGCGTGTCCGTGGACACCAACGTGAGAAACTTTGTGGCGGCGTACACCCCCGGGCTAGAAACCCGCATCCACTATGTGCCAAACTTCGTCGATACAACCGTCTTTAAACCAAGAAGTGGGGGCGGCAGCGGCCCCATCAAGGTGCTGTACCCGCGCCGGCTGACCCCGGTCCGAGGCATCAACGAGTTTATGTGCGCCGCGCAGGCTCTGCCTGAGTGCGAGTTCCTTTTGTGCGGGCAGTCGTTCTCCCAGGAGGCGGGGGATATGCTGGCGGAATACCAGCAGAAAGAACAACCCAACATGAAAACCATCTACCGTCCCATGGAGCGAATGGCCGAGGTCTACCAGGAGGCGGACATTGCGGTTATTCCAACCCGGGCGGCGGAGGGTACCAGCCTGTCTTGCCTTGAGGCCATGGCCACCGGGCTGCCAATCGTGGCCACCCCAGCGGGCGGACTGCCCAACCTGGTCATAGACCGCTGGAACGGACTCCTGGTTGACCTCAGCCGGGATAACCTGCTCCCGGCAATCCAATGGCTGCTGGAGCGGCCCGAGGAGATGCTCCTGTTCGGAGACCGCAACCGGCAAATGGCGATTGACGCCTTTGACATAGAGATATGGAAGGAACGCTGGCGCAAAGTCATCGAGTACGTAATGTAAGGAGGAGATAGACAAATGAGAAGTGGCGTAACCACCCAGACCATGAACAATATTCTCATCGGCCCGGGAGCCCTATACAAAGACTTCATAAACCCCGGTACCCCTGGCACCCTGATCGGAGCCACCTCCGGGGGCAACACCGTCCGGATCACGCGGGAATACTATAACCCCGAAATTGATGGGCTCCTGGGTCCGCTGAAGGGGGCCGGGCGCGTTGTCAAAGAGACCGCGGAAATCGAGGCCAATCTGGTCGAGATCACCAAGGAGAACATTATGCTGGCCCTGGCCGGAACCGTACAAACGGCCTACGGTTCTCCCCAGACCCATGCGCTGATTTCCAGCGCCGGGGCCATTAGCGCAGGTAACTATATTTCCACCATCGCTCTGGTTGGCGAAAAAGCCAACTCCCAAAACCCTATCTGCTTTGTAATTGAAAATGCTCTGGTCACCGACCCGGTGGAGTTCCCGCTGGGCGATGGCAAGGGCACCGTGGTAATGAAAACCAAGTTTTCTGCGCACTACCTCCAGGAAAGCCCCAGCGTGCCGCCCTGGAAGATTTATTCACCAGTTTAATCTGTTTAATTTATTAAGGGGGGCTATTTTTAATGACTAAGAAGAACGAAACCGAGATATTAATCGAGACCGGCCGGGAGCTGAAGCTCGATGGCAAGGACTACATCATGCGGAGGCTTGACGTCCGCGACGTCATGGCCTTCGCCAACCTTTTCATGCGGGCCTTCGGCAAGGTCCGGGCCGACATGGGGGATGAAGCGCTGGCAGTCAGCGAAGAGGCTGGCACGGACCTTTTCTTTGACGCATTCCTGGGCAACCCGGTGGGATTTGCAGACGTATTGGGTCCAGTTATCGGACTTACCGGCGCTGAGTTCCTGAAATTAAGCCCAGCGGCCTCCAATACGTTTACGGCCGCGCTACAAGAGTCGGAGGACATGAACGCTTTTTTCGACGCAGCTCTGGCCATGATGAAGATGCTCGGATCACTATCCCGCAGGCAATAGACATGATACAAGCGAGGTATGGCTGGACGGACGATGAGGTGCTGTCGCGGCCATACGCTCGTTTTGTGCAAATCATGGAGGCCATGAGCAAGAACATGGCACAGGAGGCTAAGTCTCGCGCGATCGACGGGGCCTGGATTGCATGGCAGACCGGGCGCTTTGAGGTGCCTCTGACGTTCAAGGACTACCTGGAGAAAATGGGGCTGGCCGATCCCCCCGAGGTTATGACGGCTGAGAGCGCCATCGGCAAAGCCGAAGATGCACTTAACAGACTGAAAGGGGGCGAAGCGTCCCGTGAGCTTTTCGAGTGAACTGTTTAAGCTATATGGAACAATCGATATAAATGGGGCATCTGCTATATCCGATATGACTCAAGCTGAGGCGGCCGGGCGTCGCCTCAGCGGCGTTCTGGGGAGCGTAACCAAGCAGGCCATGGGAGTAGCGGCCGGATTCGGACTCTTCAGTGTGGGATCCAAGGCGCTCAACTTCCTGAGAGAAACCTTCATCGGATTCAATGCGGACATGGAAGGCGTGCAGATCGGATTCACGACCATGATGGGCAGCGCCGAAGCCGCGGCCAGCTTTACTGAGGAGCTGCTCAACTTCGCAGCCAAGACCCCGTTCGAATTCCCCCAACTGCAGCAGGCCGCCCAGCGCATGCAGGCGTTTGGATTCGAGGCGGAAAAAGTCATCCCTATGATGACCGCTATCGGTGATGCCAGTGCCGGGCTGGGCCGGGGGCAGGAGGGGGTCCAAAGACTTACCCTCGCCCTGGGCCAGATGAAGGCTAAAGGAAAAATCCAGGCAGAAGAAATGCTCCAGCTCACAGAAGTCGGTGTGAATGGCTGGAAATATCTGGCCGACGCTACTGGCATGACGACCATGGAGCTCCAGAAGATGAGTCAGAAGGGGCTGCTGCCGGCCAATGAGGCAATAGGCGTAATCGTCGCTGGGATGGAAAAGCAATTCCCCGGCATGATGAAAAACATGGAGGATACCTGGGAGGGGGTAACCTCGACCATCAAAGACAACGCCAGGATGCTGATTGCGGGACTGACCCAAAACACATTTGCGTTTATGAAGGACGGGCTCATACAGGTCCGGGATTACATGGCCAATGTCATGGAGATCTTCAAAGCGGATGGCTGGCAGGGACTCTGGGACAACCTGGTGCCGCCCGACATCCAGCGAACGCTGGGCCCCATTCTGGCCATGTTTGCGTCCGCTTACGAGAGCATAAAACAGGGG